CGCATCATCGCCTTGAAACGTTAGGAACAGTATGGGATTACGCAGGACCAAAGAAACGTACTCCCACCCTATGTCCTGAGCCACTCCATCGACGAAGTTTGTCATGCCAGAGCCACTGGGCATGCCATGTTCGCCGGTTAATTCACCCTCTGGAGTAATTAGCGGTATACGTCTAATGCCTTCAAAGACATACCTAATGTGCTTTTCATACCTAGATTCAAAGGCCTTTAACACGCAGTCCTCCACACCGTCGATTAATCTCGGGTGTATTGTTTGATCGTATGAACTAAAGTCCACACTGATTTTCTGCTTGTTATTAACCCTCATAGCGTAGCTAATGGCTGCATCAATAACATCAAAGTTATTCCAAGCTGCGAAACGTATATCTCCTCTTAGGTGTTCAAGGAGAGGCATCTGCAATTGGAGCTCTAATGCCGTGAGCCAGTGAGGATAACCCCACACGCTCCTGTTCTTTGAAGGAAGCCCGATACCACGGGGCTGTCCTCGCCAAAACAGTAGGCATGGATCAAGTGGCTTCTTGAATCCATTGCTACGAACTCCCTCAGCAATCTGAAGAACGTTAGGGATATAACGCACGTCAGATGTGAAGTACGGCCACCCTAAATTGGTGCCTCTAGGCATCTTTGCACCCACGAGTGTCAGATCCGCTACCCGTAAGTTTGATGGCATGTGAGCTTTCACCCGATCAATAGCCTCGGCCAACACAGTCTCATTCGGTTGGAACCGGTTCACTCCGAAGTATGAGTGCACATTCGACACACGTTCTCGATAAGGTAATCGAATGGAATAGCTCCCAATCTTCTTCGCTTGCTCTTCCTCCGCGCCATTTAACCAGGGAAAATTTCCGCGAGTAATACGAGGGAACAGAATATCACGCAGTTGCTCCCTCATTTCGTCAGGGTCACCAGCAGGCAGAAGAGGTGTGACCAGATCCTGCTCATCCCCAACCGCGGTGCTATGCACTGAATGCCACACTGCTGCCTGTGCAGAGACATCGAGCTCCGACAACAGTGGCTCAAGGCTCAGTACTTCCATGCCATCACTCTCCTTCACTCGTTCATTCACTACATACGCCTATTACGTCCTGCGCGATTAGCGCGTTGGAATTCACCAGGCTGTGCCGGCGTACGGAACATGCCCGTTTCAGCGTGACGTGCAGCGTCGTGTAAGATCTCAGAGTACGTGGTACCACCGGGACGATAGAGAGAATCAAGCTCTTTTGGGTCACTGATAATACCACGTATTCTCTCTCTTACCGCCGCACGTGCCACCTCATCGCGCCTAACCTTCTCAATATCAACTAGTACGTCATTATGGAAGTGCTTTGCAAAGCCAGACGGCAATCCTCTGCCCTCCATCATCTTAAAGAAGGACGTACCATGTGCCTTAAGAAGCCCAAGCTCGAGGTCACTGAGACCATCTACCTTATCAGGACTGATAGCATAGATGATTGTCTCACCGACCAAATCCAAACGATCGCGCACCCCTTCTGGAATGGCGAAGTCCTCCATTGTATTGTCGGTCATAGCTACTCCTTTCATGGATGCAACAATCTAGAACGTTAGGTCAACCTTCTTCTTTCCAACTAATCGAATCTCCACTTCTTAGGTGTAGTCACTTTCTTGAAGGTTTCGATTTCATCCGGTGCCGACTATCAGCAGGGACCTGGGCAAAAGCCGATTCGGTCTAAG